GTCCAGCACTCCGACAGTCTACCAGTCAGCCAGGTGTATTCTTCCCTTATGGGAAAGGACATCCTGGAGTCGCGCTCTTGTGAAAGATCGCTCTGGCCGGATAGACCCTAAGTCGGTACGCGGCAATCTCTTCTTTACAGTGCCAAAGGACGGAACGAAGTTCCGAGGCTGCTGTAAAGAGGCTTCAATTCCTGTGACCTACCAGCTTGCTGTTGGGTCGCTTCTGAAGAAGCGGTTGCTGAGTATCGGTATCGATCTACTTCAAGGTCAACAATTGCACCGGTCTCTCGCAAGAGAGGCTAGTGTTAGAGGACACCTTGCGACAATCGATATGAGCAATGCCAGCGACACCATGTGTCGCCTTCTCGTCAAACTCCTCGTTAGGGGAGATTGGTGGGAATTGCTCAACTCTCTCCGCGCTACAATGACACGAGTAAAGGGAAAATGGCACAGACTGGAAAAATTCTCCTCTATGGGGAATGGATTCACGTTTGAGCTGGAGACTCTTATATTCGCCACATTGGCGCGAACCGTGATTCACGATGAAGGGGGTGACCCTAACTTAGTGAAGTGCTATGGGGACGACCTCATAGTACCTGTCCAGCATGCCAAAAGCGTGCTGGCGGCTCTCCGGTTGTTCGGCTTCTTGCCGAATGAACGAAAGACCTTCGTCGAAGGTCCTTTCAGAGAGAGTTGCGGTGGGGACTTCTGGTCTGGTACGCCCGTGAGGGCACACCATATAGAAAGTCTTCCCGATGAACCGCAACAATGGATCTCACTGGCTAACGGGCTTAGGCGCGTGGCTCATGCACACCCTGGCGATAACAGTCGTTGGACTGTCGTTAGGCGTGCTTGGCTTCGCGCTTTGGATCCAATTCCGAGTGATATCCGAAGGTGCAGGGGTCCTGAATCTCTCGGGGACGTCGTTATCCACGACGCCGAGGAGTTCTGGTCCTGGGCTGAACCTCCCCGCGGATCCCGCTCCGTCAGTCTCCTCGTCAACGGAAGTCAGCAAAAACTGACTCTCGAAGATGGGAAGATGGACGGGTGGGTTCAACGGTGGGTTTATGCCTACCTTCCTGTCCCAGTGATTCTACCATGGAAACACTGGCATCCTTCCGTACAACTAGCAAGTTGTACACTTGGCTTACCGGCTGTCGGCATAACCCCACGGGGGGGTGTCAGCGGATACCGGATTGGTCCCGTGGCCGTAGGCTGCGGGTCCTCATGGTTGCCAAGTAACATCAGAGATGACTACAACCGGGAGGTTGCAGCCAAGCTACGCTATCGTGAGATAGCGTAACCTCTGATGAAGCACTCGGCCCGGGCGTGAGCCCGGGCTGGATGCGAGCGCTTTCC